TCTATGAAGCAGGGAATAATGTATACCTTACTACCGATACTCGTACAGGTACGACAGCTTACGACATAACAGTAGGGCCTCAAGGCATTAATGATACAGGGTCTATTTTACCAAGGTCTGCCGATAAGGTTACAATAGGGAGCGACGCTTTACCTTTCTTAGACTTATATTCCACCACAGTCCGTGTAGGTGCGTCCCATTATCCCCTTACCACTTCGGGGTCTAACTTACTATTTAATACAGCACACGTTTTCCATGATGCCGCAACAACTAATGGGGGAACCCTGAAATTAGGTACCGCTGTAACTGACACTAATATCATGGATGACTACGGACTGATTAAGTATACAAACGATGGTGGTGGCGGGACTACTGACACCTTAGGTTTGATGAGTGGGCAACAGTTTGGTGGGGAAACTGGGTCAGCGTCTGGGGCGCATACTCCTGCCACCAGTAACCACCAATCCTCGTTTTGGTCTATGCTATCTGAATTAGAGCTTGTTAGCCCCGGTGGGGGGTCAGAGGATTACAGGATAAGTAGACTAATATTTGAACCTATTAAAGGGTTTAACTACGCAGACAAAGATACTATTGCTGATTCAGTTGACGGGTATTTCAATTATTCTTATATAGGCTACCACAACTGGATTTACTCTACTTACACTAGTTATCTGAACGCTGGCACCGGCTCCGCAGCCTCACCAAGTATTACTATCGGAGGCGATTGGGATACTGGTTTATATAGTGGTGGTACAAATATACTGGGATTTACTACTGGTGGTACCGCTAGATGGACGATAGATGCGTGGGGTGATTTGTTACCCGCAAATGACGGTTCAGATGGTACTGGCTTCATGATAGGAAATACTAGTTACGAAGTGGAGAAAATTTATGCTTATACGTATTTTATGTCTAACTCAGTAACTACTACAGGTGATGATTTAATTGTAACGTCGGGCGGTCAGATAGCGAAGAAAACTAGTTCTATACGAGGTAAAGATAATGTAGAAACTTTAGATTTTGATTCGTCACAACTTGATAAACTAAGACCAGTAAGTTATACATATAAATTTGATGATGCACCTGATATTGGGTTAATAGCAGAAGAAGTTAATGAAATTTATCCTGAATTAATTAACTATGATAAAGAAGGTAGACCTAACTCAGTAAAATACGATGGGTTATCAGTTATGTTGCTAGACGAAGTTAAAAAATTACGTAAAGAAGTTAAAGAATTAAAGGAGAAAAACTAATGCCTGATGTAACAGTATCGTTTACAGACGCACAATGGGCAAGAATTGTTGCCGCTACCTCATATATTATGAGAGATGATGAGGGAGTCGTTGATGCAACCAAATTAGCTGCTAGGTGGAAAGCACAAGCAACTGATTGGGTAATAACTTATGAAAAGGCTAACGCATCCGTAGATGACTTTTAGTAATGCGTCGTGTAAAGCACGTTATACGAGCTAGGGAGAAACACCCTGAGTGGACTCTAGGCTATATAGCTAAGAGAGTTGGTACTAGCAGAGAGAATGTTTGGCAGATTTTGAATAGACGAGGTATGCCTACCGCTGCTACTCGTCCCAACCCAGAGGATAAACCCCCTAAAGTACGTAGAAGACGGTGTAGAGTTTGCCGTAAGATACTTATAAACCCAATTAACCGTGGAAAAGTCCCTCCACTATGTAAAGGTTCTTGCTATTTTCAGTGGTATTATGCTAAAATAAGATGTGAATGGTGTGGTGTTGTTTTCTATAGGCGTAAAGCTGTAATTAAGCACCGAGCATTAGTAGGAAAGAAGCGAACTTATTGTACAGTAGGCTGTTATAAAAATAGAAAGCGGGTGTATAGTGGAGATAAATGATGACTTAATAAGGCAATGGGAGCCTAAAGTGCAGAAAATGGCTTCCAAAACTTCGATTGTGGGTATGGAGCAGGAAGATATAGCTCAAGAACTGCGTTTAGTGATATGTAAGGCAGCAAAAAAGTATAGTCCGGATAGAAACGCCTCCTTCCACACATATTTACATACCAGTATGGTAAATACTATACGAACCCTTATCACAAAAGCACAGGCACGGTTGAAAAGACAACCTGTCTTCATTCAGATTCCAGATGACGGGTCAAATCAGACCTTTGAAGAGCTAGCAGCCGTAGAAGACCCCGGATTTAACACAGTAGCCTTTGTAGAAGAACTAAAACAGTTAAACTTAACCCCTACGGAGCAGAAATATATAGAGGCTAAGTTAAATAAGTATAATAATAAGGAAATCTACTTTAAATTAGGAGGTATCTCTCCTCATAAGATACGAGCGCAAGTTAAAGACAAGTTATTGAATTATTATGCCTACCAAGACGAAAAAACAACTGACCTGTAGAACCGCATTCTCTGTATACGAAAAGTTGTATAAAGATATGACTGGACAGGAGTATGTGGTTTCTACTTTTATTGGTCGAGAAATGAGCATGTTAAAGAATGCTATAGACAAGCATGATTATTATGGCGTTCTTTGCGCTTTACTTGCATCCCTCAAGAAGAATGGCAAGACCGCCACCATCCCCTACACTTTAGGGGGACTCTCTTATTACCTTCCCGATTGCAAAAGACCTGACCTTTACTGGTTAGTGTTGACACGCCCTTCTGATTCCTGTAAAATAATCTGGAGACGTTTAATGCGCTTGGAAACCAAGTGGTTCCCTGCTGCGTCTGACAAAAAAACGTATTCAAATTTAGTTTTACAATTGGAGCAGAAGTATGGCTTACAAGGAACGCAAGCGGAACTCACCCCGACTACTTAATTCTTTAGGGCAAAGAGCGGCACCCACTGATAAATTCAGAGTTGTTGGTATCAATAATGATGCTAGACAAGTCTGGGATTATGGTGTATACTCCTCTTATACAGATGCCAAGCGGGTGGTAGATAATCCTCCTGACCCGGCATGTAATTTTTACATACACAATAGTTATAACCGAGTAATGTACTCATCAAGGTAGGGTAAATATGGATAGTGCTAATTTTAACTTCATGGAGTCAGCTATTGTTTACGGTCTTTGTAACGAAGATAACTATCGTAAATTCAAGTTTCCTATAAAGAACTTCGTTGTTCATGGGGATGTGGTTCGTTTCATCAATTCTCATATAGATGAATACAAGGAGTTTCCTGAACCTAGTGTTCTAACGGAGACTTTCCCTAAGTTACGGACTGAAGCAGTCACCACTAACTTCGATTATGCTCAAGATGAATTTAAGAAACAGGTTTTGTTCAGAGAGATAGTAAATTCGTTTAGTACAAACAAGACTGTATTACAAGACAACCCCAAAGCTGCTTTGAGTGCTATCACTCAATCCCTTGCAGATGTTGAGGTTACCTATGATGAGGATGTATCGTACTACGATACGGGGGATTCTGATAGATTTGCTGAGTGGCAAGCCCGTAATAAGAAGCGAGCGATGGGAGAGGGGATGATTGGGATACGAACTCCCTTCAGAACCATCAATAGTACAGGAATGGGTTGGCAGGAAGGTGACTTAATATCTGCTTTTGCCCGCCCTACCGTAGGGAAGACTTGGTTATGTGTGAAGGTTGCAGCAGAAGCTATACTAGATAACCAAAGAGTACTATTAGTATCTACAGAAATGACCAAGCGTTCGATAGAAATGCGTATGGATGTTGTACTTGCCAATATGATGGGGTATAAACTCTCTCACAGGGCTATACGATCTGGTCAACCTCTAGATGAAAAGGTATATAAGAGGTTTCTTTCGGAAACAAACACCAATAAATTGCTAGTATGTGATCATATTAATGGTGAGGACAGTATATCCTTACCTAGTATCGCAGGACTAATACGTAAATACTCACCTGACCTTACCGTTATAGATGGGGTATATCTAATATCCACATCAGATTCACGAAAGGCAGCGTGGGAACAAAGCCATAGCTTATTCTACGGTCTCAAGAACTTTGCGTTATCGCAGAATAATGCTATAATGGTTTCAACACAGGCTACAAGGGATGCGTCAAACATGTTTACGCCTCCCAGAGCAGATCAGGTTGCATTTGGCGATGCCCTTATCCGAGCTTCTGACGTTGCCCTGTCAATGTGTATGGTAGAAGACGTTGACGATCAAAGGGAAATACAGTTTCAGAAGTATAGGGATGGGGATTTACCGGTTGATAACTGCACCTTTACTTGGAACGTAGATAGTGGACAAGTTGAAGAATTCGATATAGGACTATAGGAGGTCTACAATGGGATTACTTAGTTGGTTTAAAGATGATGAGAACAGCATAGTTGTAAAAACTGGGCGTAGTAAGGGGCCGGGGAAACCTTCGGTCGCTATTACAGTTGGAGATATCCGTAACGGGTCTGTCTCTGACTCTAGCGGGTACAAAAATGAAGTTGTTCTGTTCGTTAGAGCAAACAAAGCAGATCGTAAAGCGAAGGCGTAATGTTTGATTGGGCATCAGTGTTATTAGAAGCGGGTATTGAAGTACCTGCGGGCGAAGAACAGTTCAATATTCTTTGCCCATTTCACTATGACCAGCACACTTCATGCTCCATAAACACTAGTAAAGGTGTATGGATTTGCTTTCGGGGGTGTGGTCAGGGTAGCTTAAGAGGTTTCGTTCAAGAGTACTTGAATATTTCCTCAGGGCAAGTATCTCAACTCTTAGGAGATCATAGTGTATCAGTTGATACAGATTTCTTTGATGAGTTTGAGGTAGAGCCTACCCACCTACCGGAAGTGGACTTCCCGTTCAACCAAAAGTTTGTACCCAACTGGATTTTCAGTAGGGGTTTCAATAAACAAACGTTGAAGAAATGGGGTGCGGGGATAACGGCGGAGAATGGGTTAGCGGTGCCCATTAGGGATTTAGGTAACATTGGCGTAGGTTGGGTGGTACGTCGGGAGAGTGGGTTTCCAAAATACTTATACCCACAAAACTTTAAGAAATCTAGAGTTTTGTTCGGGGGTAATTTGATAAAGCCTTCAAAATTATTGTGTATTGTTGAAGGGCCGCTTGACGCAATGTGGTTAAATCAGTTAGGATATAATGCAGTGGCTATTTTAGGTATGTCTATATCGAAAAAGCAGGTGGACTTGGTACAAGAGTTGCCAGTAGGTGAAGTGGTGGTGTGCCTTGATAATGATGAAGCTGGACAGATAGGTAAGGAGAAAGCCTTGACATATCTGGGACAGTCAGCTAGAATAGCATATGTTGACCTTCCTTCACAATATAAGGATGTTCAAGATATACGAGATAAACAGGTGATTGATAAAATAATCCAAGACCGGGAATACTGGTAGGAGGATACGAATGAGTGGAATAAAGTCTATACAAGAGCGAGCAAATCGTTCAACATCTTCAGAGCGATCTAATTCAGGTGGTCTCAGGAAAGAAATGTGGTTACGAGATGGTGATCAAGCATTTATTATCCCAGTAGCTACCGGAGACGATGATGACCCGTTCTTGGAAGAATACTGGATGCATACATTTAGGGATGAGAATACCTTCAAAAGTATACTATCTGGGCCAGATGGCCCTCTAGGGGTAGTTCCCTCGGACAGTAAACCTCAACACAGGTTTGCTTTCTGGACATACGTTACAGAAGTGTTTCACTCTGAGCGTCGGATAGATTCATGGGAAGCGGTTACAGGCCCATCAGGTAAGACAATGTACAAAGAAGTCGTTGATGACTTCCGCATTTTGCCTCTAACCTTTGGTCGAGGCAACTACATTTGGAATCAGTTGGTAGACGTTTATAACGATTGGGGCTTCTTGAACAAGGGAGTTGTAAGAGTTCGGCGTACAGGTGCGGGATTGGATACTACTTATACGATAACCGCAACCACCAAAGAGGATGAGATACCTGAGGATAGGTACAACACTATCGGAGACCTTCAAGCGGTAAAGGACTACATGATGGAAACATATAGTGAGTCCAGTGCACCGTCGGAAGAACCTGCTGCAAGCGTCCCTGAGTCAGCTACAGCATTGACTGTGGGGGATGATGAGGTAGTGGAGTATCTTCCTGATGATGACGATGACTTACCGTTCTAGTGTTAGTACTAAATGAACAACAATTCGATTCGGCTGTTGCTACACTCAGTAATTATGAGGACTGGACAATAGATTGTGAAACAAATGGTCTGGACGCATACTCCTACCACCAATTGTGTGGAATTGGGGTAGCGGTTCCAGATCATACGTTTTATTTTCCCTTTAGGCATCAAAGTTTAGGTGGAAACCTCGACCCTAAGTACCTATCTCCTCTATTTGACGAGTTAAACAAGATAAAACGTGTTGTAGCGTACAATTTGAAGTTTGATGTACCCTTTTTAGAGAAAGAGGGGCTAAAGCTAGACGATAAGCAGCTAATTGATGTGATTGTGATGGCTAGACTGACTGAATCGAGCAGTGTCAACACTTTATCGCTTACTGAGACCATTTCTAGGCGTTTCGGCCCGAATAATGCCGCTTACGACAAAGAAACCAAGCAAACTTTGGTAAAAAACAAGTGGAATCGTGACTTTTCCTTGTGTCCAACCGAAATTTTGGGGCCTTACTGCGAAAAAGATGCTTATTGGACTCTGAAGGTGTACGAAGACTGCCTTGAGAAGATAAAGAAGAGTAATCAAGAGGATGTATGGCAGATGCAGGTGGAGTTAACGAGGGTTTTGTTAGATATGGAGCGTCAAGGTATACGAATAGACCAAAGATATGCTTCAGCAGTATCAGATAAGCTCAATAGTCGTAGTGTAGACGTACAACACCGCATAGAGACTCTTGCTGGGCAGGTATTTAACATATCTAGTCCTCAACAAGTCGGCACATACTTTAATTCAGTGGGCATACATTCACCTATGAAGACTGCATCTGGAGCAGAGGCTTGGAACGAGGGGGCGTTAGTACAAATAAACCACCCTGTAGCGGGTCTGATACGGCAGCACAGGACGTTGGCGAAGTTAAAGTCAACATACATCGAACCGTACCTTGAAACGCCTGTGATGCACACGACATTCGCTAATTGGGGAACTGTTACAGGACGATTATCCTCACGTAGTCCTAACCTTCAAAACATCCCACGCAACCATTTTAAACTATATGATGTTGATTTCTCACCAGAAGAATTATTGGATGTTAGGGAACGAGTGGGAGCAACTATAGCTTCTAAAGGTGGCAACGCTTCAGATAGTGAGAAGCTAAGTGATGACGTTATCAAGTCGTGGGGATTTATGGGCGATGAATCTCTCGACGAGTCGGATTCCGGTCAGGTTTCTATACGTAGGTTGTTTGTGCCGAGAGCGAATCATTACTTAGTGTCCTATGATTACTCTCAAATGGAAGTTAGGATGTTTATGTACTACATAAATAACCCAGATATGTTAGAACTTATGAGACATGGGGATGTAGATTTTCACGGTGAAGCTGCAAAGCTAGCTTTCAAAGTAGATGAGGATAGTCCGGATTTTAAATTCTACAGACAACTTGCTAAGACAATTACATTCGGAGTGATTTACGGTATTGGTAAAGATAAGTTAGCCCAACAGTTGAAAACCACTCCTAACGAAGCTGCGAGATATAAGAAAGAATACTTCGCGAACATAGCGGGGTCAAAGAAATTCTTCGACACAGTTGTCAGAATGATTGAACATCGTGGGTGGGTTCAGAATAAGTTCGGCAGGATTTACAAAGTGCCTTCAGATAAAGGGTACAAAGCGGTCAACTACTTGATACAGGGAACCAGTGCCGACTTACTGAGTGAACGTATGATTGCGGTTGCAGAGTATTTAGAAGATAAAACAAGCACTATGTTGTTGCAGGTACACGATGAAATTATCTGTGAGATACACAAAGATGAGGCACATGAGGTTGTCCCTGCAATTAGAGAATTGTTAGAGATAAACTCGTTAGATATACCCTTACAGGTAGACTTGGAAGTGTGTGACCCTTCTTGGGCGACTAAAAAGGATTTCGTATTGACGGAAGCCCGAGAACCTGATACAATTAGTAATTACATAGATTGGGATTAAGGAGATTTTAATGGCAAAAGTATCACAAGAATTGTCATTTACTGTGAATTTAGGAAATTATAATTCCGCAAAAGCGACGGTTGGTATTTACGATCTTGATACTGACCACGATATAGAAGAACAACTTGAGTCTGCTAAACAAGCTTTAGGAAAGGCTTTTGTTAAACTATATAAATTGGCTGATGCGGAAGTAGAAAAGATTTTAAAGGATGCTGGATAATGAATGAAATGACACGAGCAAAGATTCTTGAAGCTGTCCTCTCTGAAAGAGAGAGGCAGGATGAACGATGGGGAGACCAAACAAACAATACAGATTTAGAATGGATGTCCATTCTAACGGAGGAGATTGGTGAGGTCGCTAAAGATGTGAACGATCAGCGTATAGCCGGTATGTTTGAGGAGCTTATACAATGTGCTGCGGTTTGTTTTGCGTGGTCAGAAGCCTATATAAATAGAGGTGGATTAAAAGATGACAGCGAATAACCTGTTCAAAAACCTATTAGACGACAAGACTCTAGGTTTAGTAACGGGGGACTCAGACGAGTTTTCTTACGAGAAGATACCATTCAACTTAGCGGGGTTAGATAGAATTACTAACGGGGGAATACCGAAGAAGAAGTTCTCTTTATTCTTTGGGGGCTGGTCGTCAGGCAAGTCTTACCTTGCCAGTCAATTATGTAAGTCTGTTCAAGCCCAAGACGGGGTTGCCCTTTGGGTAGATACTGAAATGTCTTGGGATTCAGAGTGGATGAGTAAGTGTGGGCTGGATACGTCAACCATGTTGATAAAACAAGCACCCTCCGCAGAAGAGGCGTACAAGGCTATGGAAGCCGGTCTAAAGGCGGGGGTTGACTTAGTTGTGTTAGATAGCGTAGCAGGTCTTATACCGGAGCAAATTACGGATAATAAGGATTCTTTTGGGTATAACCCCATAGCATGGCAAGCAAGATCGTGGAACCAAGCCTTAGTTAGGCTGCTTCCGTTATTGAAGCATGGTTCAGCATTGGTTGTTATCAATCAGGTTAGAGGTTCTATGGGGCCTGTGTCTGCTATTGAAACCATGCCGGGTGGTAAAGGGCAGCAGTTCTTTGCTCACGCTGTAATGGAGACTCGTAGAGGCACTTATATCAAAGAGAAGGATAAGCGTGTTGGGTTTATGATACAAGCAGCACTACTGAAAGATAAGTTTGGGGGAGAACGGTGGGAGCAGATTGAGATACCTTTCCGTATTGAGGGCGGTATAGATACCAACGAAACCTTTTTACGGGAAGCATTGGAGAAGGGTATCATAGCCAAACGTGGGGCATGGTATTTTTGCGACAAGTTCCCCACAGGGAAGCTCCAAGGGTTTGATAACTTACGGAGTTTTGCTGAGGAGTACCCAGATGAAATGCGGAAGATAATAGATGCCATCGAAATTCTGGACTGAACAGGAGAAGCTCATACAGAAGTGTATAGAAGAAACTGGATTACGATACATATCTCAAGCTAGATTTGGTACATACGATGTAGATTTCTACCTACCTGAGATAGAAATGGTTGTAGAAGCGGATGGCCCTTTTGGTCATTTAGCTAGACGGGACGCAGAACGAGATGATAAACTAAAGAGTATGGGGATAGAAGATGTTTGGCACTTTAGAGAAAATACATTGGAAACTATAAGGGAAAGATTATGTCAGGAATTAAACAAATTAGAAAACAGTCAGTAGCTTCCAACGAGCATGTCTTTAATGATAGGTGGTTGGTAAAGCAGCTTGAAACTACGATGGTGGCACCCGGTAGGTCTCCTACGGCAGGGGTATTTTACCCGTCTAGTTTAGGTAACCCTTGTGACCGATACTTGTATTTAGCTTACAATGGGTTAATGCCCGCTATGGATGTAAAACCAAAACTACAGCGGGTATTCGACACGGGAGGTTCCTTTGAAGAACGGGTGGAAAACTATCTAATTAAAGCTGATCTTCTCAAAGATCGAGAAGTGTCTGCTAAGTTTAACGACCCGCCTTTGTCTGGTCGCATAGACTTCATTATTAAAGGTATGAATGACCAAGATACTATCCTTGAGTTGAAAACTATAAATACTGCGGGGTTTGAGAAACTCCAAGTTCCTAAACCGGAGCATATGGTACAAGTGCAGTTATACTTGAATATTGCAGATGAGAGTGTATCTGCCGACTCTGCTTACATTTTGTATGAAAACAAAAATACTCAGGATTTAAAATCATTTAGAATATTACGTGACCCTATGGCGTGGACAGAGATAGTGCAACGGTGTCATAGAATCATGGAGATGAAACAGCCCCCACAGAAATGTACGGGGTTGTGGTATTGTGATTGTAAGAAGGTGTTATTATGAAAAAACGATGGTCGTATGAAGATGCCGTATCTCAGGCTAAGGAGTACGTAGATAGTATCTCCGTGCCGGGGTTTGCGTTGAGCGTAGAAAAGCCGCAGGAAGGCTTAAACTTTGCTGACGTTATGAAAGCCGACAATAAACAACTTGTAGATTACCTAGTTATGTACGGGGGTTCCAAGAGTCTCTTAGAACAACACGTAGCTGACTTAGAGGCTAGGCGTGGGGCAATGGAAGCTCAGTTCGACGAAGGGTATAATATTGCAATCTTTCAGTTGAATCAAAAATATGAAGCTGAGGCAAAGAAGAAGCCTACTAGAGATCAGATGAGAGGAGAAGTACTTCTAACTAATCCAGCACTAATGGACTTACGTAGAGATTGCATTGATATAAATACAGCATACCAAAAAGTTTTGGGGGAGTTGAAGTTATACACTTCAGCTTATGCTACCGTTTCTAGAGTTGTGGCTATAAGAACTCAAGCGTATGAGGAGAAGACAGATGATCGAAGAACTTTTAGCTAAGATAAGTTATATAGAATTGGGTCTTTCAGCGTTGAAATACAACGTGATATCTGGGAATACTCATGAAGGGCTAAGGATTGTAGATGATTTAGCGCAAGTCTTGTTAGACTTCAATGAAGATTTAGAGAACGAGTCAGGGATTCCTGAATGATTGGTGGAATAGATTGTTCTTCTAAAGCTGTTCACTTAGCTATCATTGATGAGGATGAATCCATCATGGAGTTGAAGAAGTATGGTAGTAAAGAAAAGTTGGCGGAAGGGCGGTTTTATGAGATACTTGATCAAGTATATGATGATTTAAGTATAATAGATATAAGCGCAGCAGCGATAGAGTCTGCTATATACATACAAAATGCGAAGGCCACAATAGCCATTGCTTCGGTGGTAGCGGGCGTAAAATACGGTTTACATAGAAGTGGCATCTCTTTTGCGGCTGTGGATAATAATACATGGAAAAGACAAGTGTTAGGGCGTGGTAACGCCAAGAAGTCTGATATAATGGACTTCGCTGTAGATTTATGGGGGGATAGATTCCCCGAACAGGATTATGCGGATGCAGCCTGTATAGCATTATGGGGGAAAAGATATGCAAGAGAAGTTTAAGATATATGTTAATCCGTCTAAAAAAGAAGACAACACAGTTTACGAGGACAGATTCCCAGAAGGAACTACGCTGGAAGATTTAAAAGAAAAACACGGTGTAGTTATCTGGTGTAAATATCTTGCCTGTATCAACAATAAACAATTTGAAGATACCCAAAGAACTACAGGGTCATTACGAAAGAACGATAGTTATAAACCTATTGGTGTAAAAGATAATGTTTGGAAGGGTGTGTGTACCAGAGATGAGATAGGTGTGGGGTTCCAAGAATTCTTTTCCAATGGAGCTAAATTTAAAGCACCTATGTGTTTCAACGCAGCCACTAATAAGACAGGATATATGGACTTTAGTAAATTATTGCAATCAGATGGAACACCTTATGGGGGTAGCATAGATTCCCAAAATCCTGAACATGCTGCTTATCATTACGGCACGGCTGAGTACGACGATAACCCAGAATTTAAAGATCGACCAATGCCTAGTCAAGACGGCTTACTGTAACTCATGCCTAAAACTATCCCACAAGAAGTAAAAAATCGTGCTATGGAGTTATATCTACAAGATGATTCCTCAGCACGGCAAATTGCTGACGCAGTTTCTTCAGAGTATTCTGTCCAAGTAAGTAACCAAACGGTGTATTCTTGGGCTAAGAAGTATGATTGGGATTCCAAGAGAACTGACATAAAAACTAAAGCTTTGGAGAAAACTGTTGAAACGGAATCGGGTAGGCTTGCTAGGCTTCAACAGGAACACCTAGATGTTTACGGGAATATACGAGAGAAGGCTACAACTGAATTAAACAATCTCACATTCGACAGAGCTTTCGATGCTGTAAAAGCTGCATCCATAGGCATAGATGGTGAGCGGCAAGTAATTGAAGGCTTGATTAACTTACAGTTCGTACAGGACGTTATACAAATTCTAATTGATGAGATTGACGACCCTGAAATAATGCAACAAATAGCAGCTAAACTTAGACTACTTGTTTCCAACACTAATAAACCCGAGAAGGTAGCAGTCGTTGAATAAAGCGGAAACAGTTTCGGTTGTAGATGCATTAGCTTTAATGGCTGACCAATTAGAAACCAGTAAAAAATTTGCTGTTGAGGGCTTTTGGGATTTCGTAAGAGATGTGTGGTCACAAAGTTTCGACACCCCAGATTTGTTTGATGCATGGCATGTGGGCAGAATTTGTGAGGATGTAGAGTATGCGTTAGAAGAAGGTTTAAATTATGTAAGTGTGTTACCACGAGCACATTTTAAATCTACAATCTTAGGTCACGCATTCGCTGTGTGGAGACTGTTGAAGATGGGTACTAACTCCAACACCTTATACCTTTCCTACAGTGCTTCAATGGCTCAATATCATATAGGAGAGCTAAACAAAGAGGTGGTTAGAAATCCTGTATTAATGCAATGGATGGTAGATAAAACCCCTCGTGGGGATTTTACCTTCAGGTATTCAGTTGATGGTAAGATAGCTGAAATCTTGCATGGGGGGTTGTTTTCATTCAAACGTGGTCTACATGTTAACGGAGCGTTGATTGCGGATGACATCCTGCGTGACCCTGACAACCCATTAGCGGTGGGGCAGATGAATAAAATTGAAGATCATTTCATGACTGAATCCATGTTCATACCCAATCAAGGGTGTCCGATCATGGTGGTGGGAACCCCAATGATACCCGGTGACCTCCTAACTGTGTTGGAGAAGGATGACAGATTTTTTACACGGAAGCTCCCCGCACTAGACCCAGAACCGGGACGCAGGGTTTTATTTCCTAAGTTATATACTGAAAAGTTTTTACTTGATACGCAAAAAGCGAACCCTAAATCTTTTGCGTCAGAATTTTTATTGCAACCAGCATTTAGTACGGAGGCTTATTTTTCCTATGATGAAATTTCCAGATGTGAAGATGCCAACTTACGTAGTTTATCTGCTACGACAGAGCATCTCTTTGATGAAAACGACGAGATTTATGCGGGATTCGACGTAGGTAAAAAACGACACCCGTCACATTTAGTTATCTTTAAAAGGAATGGTAGGCACATAGAACAGATTCATCAATCTTTCTTAGATGGTTGGGATTACGCAGCGCAAATCGAATACCTGAATGACGCAGCTAAGAATTTCAATATTACTAGAGGTTATATAGATAATACCCGTGGAGAGTTAGAGGACAGGGGATTGAACTCTGCTTGGTTCCCAATGTCGTTTACAAGTAAGAGTAAGCATACAATGGCTCAAATTTTTGAGGACGCTGTACACAAAGGTATTTTAAAGCTGCTGCAAGATGAAAGACAGAAACAGCAGATACTCTCAGTAAACAATGATTTGAAGGCTCCGGTCACTCCAATGGGTCATGGAGATGCTTTCTTTTCTATTGGGATGGCTCTTACCGCAGCCTATGAAGCTGGTCGATATAAAGTACAAGATATAGGAAATTTAGCTACTGCTTTTGGGGACGAAAAAGAGGATGAAAGTGGGGTTAAAAAGATGATGGAAAGGTTGCAGAATGCTGGTAAAGAGGGGTATAATAACATTAACCCAGTAGAGGAAAACCATCCTGATCGCCCTAACCCTTATTGCACGATATCAGAATGTTCTCCCGCCGTATGGGTGCCTGAGAACAAACTTTGTCTATTGTGTTTACACCGAGGTCAGTAGGAGATATAAATGGTAACTTTAACTTCCCAAGCTCAACTTGTCGCTGAAAAACGATACTTCCAGAAAAATGATGCCGGTAAACCTACTGAGGATATAGATGGGTTATTCAGGCGGGTAGCTAATGCAGTTGCTAAACCTGAGAAGAATTACGGTAAGCTTGATGTAGAAGTAAAGATGGTGTCTAACGAGTTCTTTAAAATGATGAGTGACTTAGATTTCATACCCAACTCTCCCACCTTAATGAATGCTGGGACAAACCAAGGGACTCTATCAGCTTGCTTCGTTCTTCCTTTAGAGGATAGTATGGAAGGGATAATGAAAGCTGCTCACGATACAGCTATGGTTCAAAAATTTGGCGGGGGTACAGGATTTGCTTTATCCGAACTGCGTCCTAAGGGGGACAGGATTAAGACTACACATGGAGTTTCTTGTGGCCCGATAGAGGTATTGAAAACCTTATCTCGTGTTTCTTCTATGATTACTCAAGGTGGTAAGCGTGATGGCGCAAATATGGCGGTCATGAGTGTACACCACCCAGACATACTAGAGTTTATCGACTGTAAAAAAGTTGAGGGTGAGATTCACAACTTCAATATTTCCGTTGGTGTCTCAGATAACTTTATGAAATCTGTTGTAGCTGGAACACATTTCCCTCTAATCAACCCCCGTACTAAAGCGATAGTAGGAGAGTTGGATGCAAGGGAAGTTTTCAGCAAAATAGTACATGGGGCGTGGAGGAACGGTGAGCCGGGGATGATTTTTCTCGATGCAGTTAATGAGGATAATCATGTATCCGAACAATACGGAAAGATGATTGCAACAAATCCCTGCGGTGAACAACCTTTACTGGGGAATGAGTCGTGTAATCTAGGCTCTATAAACCTAGCTAATTTCGTTGAGTCTAAACCTGATGCCGCCCATTGGAAAACTGGTGTTGACTGGAACCGTTTAGGGGTGGTTGTGAAAAGTGCTACAAGGTTTTTAGATAATGTCATAGACGCTAATCACTACGCAACTCGTGATATAGAAGTTATGACTAAAAGTACTCGTAAAATAGGGTTGGGTATTATGGGCTTTGCAGACCTTCTAACTCAATTACGTATAGGGTATCACACTAAACTTGGTCGAGAAGTTGGTGGGGAGATTATGGGATTTATAAAAGATGTTGCGGATAGTGAATCTAAATCGTTATCAGATGAACGTGGTGTTTTCCCTGCATGGGGTAAGAGTGATTACGCTCCATCCCAAACTAAGTTTAGGAATGCTTGCCGCATGACGGTTGCCCCCACCGGTACGATATCCATGCTTGCCGATACCTCAAGTGGGGTAGAACCCCTGTTTGCGTTAGCGTGGCGTAAAACCAATATCCTTGAAGGGGAAACCTTATACTACGTAAATAAGTATTTTGAAAAAGATGCGAGGAACCATGAGTTTTATTCAGATGAGTTGATGGAACACATCTCTAACGGCGGGTCTATACAAGACAGACCTGACGTACCTCAATGGGCTAAGGATGTGTATGTTACTTCTAGCGAAATTTCGCCAGAAGCTCACGTTCTTATGCAGTCAGCCTTCCAAGAGTCTTGTGACTCCGGTATTTCTAAGACTATTAATTTCCCAAACAGTGCTACGATAGAGGATGTATATGCTGCGTATATGATTGCATGGCAATCTAAATGTAAGGGCATCACAGTTTATCGTTCCGGTAGCCGTGAGAAAGAAGTCTTAGTTAAAGCGGAAGCCTCAGAAGACGAAAATACTTTAGATATTACAACTTATGATTACCTAGAAC